CTTACCTCTCTATGCCTGCTCTATAGTCTACCTCTATGGTGCCTCTCTGAGGTGCTGCTCTGTGCTACTCCTATGAGGTACTGTGTGCCGTACTCATGAGTTACTATGTACTCCGCAAAGCCTACTAGTTCGCTCTGTAGTTATAGGGATGCCAATTCAGATTTACTGCTCTGAGTAACCGGATAAGACACAATGAATAACCAACGAAATAGATAGCCCGCCTACCTCCCTATAATACTCCGCATAGCTCTGATACCGCCTCTATGCCTCTCTGTGCCCTTGGAAGGTGCTTAGGCTGGTTACCCTACCGGATACCTCTCTGAGTCTCCCTGTGTCCTTCCTAGGCGCTACGCTGGTTCCACCTCTGGTTACCTACCGAGTGAAATAAAGTGTTGACTCTGCCGATTCACTATGATGTAATAGCCTCACTGAACAACACGGAGGATACACCATGTAGTAACTCACAAGCTACACCACTACTAGCCCAGTTCGAGCCGCTCCGACTGAGAAGCGCGGCACTCAACCAGACACCATAGGAGGCCACTGGTTGTACTCTAGGTCGCTAGGCGATGAATCCCTTACCTACTCGGTGAGGACGCTTAGAGACGCTCTGAGAGGGCCATACGGGGGATACTCGGGTGGTCGCTGTGGTCGCTACCGTCTCGCATAATTATATCAAATTTGGCCCGCAGTAGTACACCTGCCACGGGACACAGTTGATACAACTCGAAGTGTATCACGGAGGACTGTTATGTGCCTCCAGAACCTTGAACATGGAGTACCGGTCTATGTTCATCCTGTCTATAGTCCCTAAGAGCCGTAGGGTGTACTCTACGAGGTCTGTACCCGGTTGGTATACATCCGGCTTAACCTGCTCTGTTAACTCAGTAGGGACGATTATAGGCTCTCTGACGTACACTGTCTGAGTACGCACGCAGCCGCTCAGCATCGTCAGGCTCAGGCACAACAGGAGTGTGCGTACCTCTCTCTTTAATGACATGCTCAACCTCTTCTGAAGATGATTGTTTTGACATACGACCAGCGGCCACTATGTCTTGTATAAGGCTCTGCTGTTGGATGAAGCTATCGTGCTTCTCCCGCTGCTCAGTAAGCTCCGTAGTAACGCCTTGGAGCTTCTCTGTGAGGTTACCTACCTTAGACCTATAGGTATGGTTAAGGAATAGTGAGGCTGCCAGCATAGCGGCTAATAGGGCCGCTCCTGCAACCTTGTACATAGTTTGCATCATATACCTCTTAAACAGTATGCCTGCTCTGCTGTGCGTCTGTTTACAAGACCCTGTGTACGCTTGCCACCAGAGTAGATGAAGTCACCTAAGTGGTAACACACCTTAGTCCAGTTGTATGCGTTGGCCTGTAGCCGGATATTGGTTTGCCTGTTGTACTTAGGGTTCCAAGTGACGCCAGAACATCCCACGTTGTAGACCAGTGAGACCGCCGAGTCGAACACCTTCTGCGGCATCAGATTACCCGACATACGCTCCTTAACGCACTTCTCAGCCTCTTTCACATCTCGGATGAATAGACGTGCTGCCTCATCTACAGAAGCCGTCTGTGAGCTTCTAGGTGCCTTACCGTCGAACCAACGTGTAGAACCTACACCAATAGTGGGAACACCAACACCGTCCAGATAAGTACGGGTGGCATACTTCTCCCATTGCGCGATGTTCTCTAAACCCTCCGGGGAGGTTGTAAGCTCACCGGGGTAGTTAACTGCTACTGTGGAGAGAACAGCCGCAATGGAGCCATACAGGATTGCCTGCCTAACTGCCATAGTAAATGCCGGGACTACTCCCGGCCCTCCGATTAGACTGCGAGAGACACACCGCACGCCTGCGACAGGATAACAGTAGACTCTGCATCTGTAACCTGTAGGACGTACTTACCCTCGTCGGACACGTCAAAGTTAGACTTAGTGAATGACGCGCTTACACGCCCTTCAATAACAACATCATCCTTCAACCATGCGTAAGTGTAAGGGGAGACGCCACCAGTCACAGCACCCTGTAGGGTCAGTGTTGCGCCTTGCGCTACCTCCTTAGTCTCAGGCAGATTTAAGGAGAACACCAATTCCTCTACTACAGGAGCATTAGCCGCAGAGAAGAAGTCACAGAAATCTGTATACTCCGTGATATCTGAAGTAGGGAAGGTGCGGTAGTGGGACAGCACCTTGTAGCACGTAGGGCGCAAATCCTTAACACCGGGGATGTAAGTGCCGTCCGAAGGGATACCGCTATCTGCGCTGGCGAGTGTCTTCTGGGACTGCCAGAACTGGTAGACCGCAGGTTTAGCGCCGGGGTTATTATCTGCATAGTTCTGGAGATTAACAGCCAGAGTGCGCAGCTTAGCGCCTTGCAGTGCAGACAGGAATGGTGCTTGTGAGGTAATCATAATAGTCCTTAGAGCCTATCGTCGGCCCTTCTGTGCCCGGCGATGCGCCAGAATATTGTTAGTGTGTACAGGTCGTTTGTAACGGTTGTGCTGCAACGGGTCTTTCCAGAACGCCTTAGCCTCCGCCTCTGCCATCTTCTCCCGCTCTTTCTTCTGGTCAATTACCAAAAGGTCTACCCAATGCCTGCAAGCGCCCTCAAGGGCATCCAGTCGGTCATCATGTATCAGGGAGTCCCTGTCGCGAGTGATGTGGTTCATCTGCTGCATCATGCAGTATGTCATGCGGTTTACATCAGGGTGAATCTGAAGAGTCACCTTCTCCGACTGACATGCTTCTTCTGCAAAGATTAGAGAGCCTCGGGCAATGATAGGCTCCAGAGTATCGATGATACGAATCTCTTTTTGCCCTGTAACGAAGTCATCCTCTACCGAGCAGTCTGGGTAGACCTCTCGGAGGATAGGAAGGAATACTGCACGCAGCGCACCGTAACCAAAGTTCATCTCAATCTTAACCACATTGGGCTTGTATTTCAGAACAAGGTCGGCCAGCTGCTGCATCTGGAGTCCTTCGTAACCTCCCTTAATACCCCCGTAACCGAGTACGAAGATATTACCGTTTAGGAACGCGGTACACGCCCACCCGGTTTCGTCACCACCTCTTGTACCTTTTCCTTTACCACCACCTGCGGGGTCGACGTAGAAGACGATTCCCGTAGGCTTGGCAAGTTCTGTGGAATAAGTGTGAGGCTTAGCGAATCGATACGATTTTCCTTCAATTTGGTACTCACGGTATTCATAACCTCTCTTAACTTCCAGTGGAAGCTCATCACCGGGCCGGATGGGCATTACGATGCAGTTATCCGTCTTAAGCGGATACCGCTCAGCGTCCATCAGCTTTGTGTTGAGCATGTGCTGTAACTGGAACCATGCTGGCCCTTGGTCACGTTCTTTCTTCTGGAGTACAACCTCACCGAGGAAACCCGGTTCAATAGGAACACCCTGAAGACCATCAAGACCACCGCCACATGTTACTTGGGGATACTGTGTAAGTATCCTGCGCAACAGAGGTGCCAGATGCTCTCCGTAGTAGGGGAGCTGCTCCAACGTAGGGAACCGACCCGGCCAGATGCGCACGTTATAGCCACGTCCCGGCAAGGTGTTGTAGATTGAGTCACTGCTCTGGGGAGTACCTAGATAAATGATACGGCCAGATTGGTTGATTGATGTGAAGTCCAGAGACTTAGCGAGTAGCTGCTCACGCATCAAGGCCGTTAAGGAGTTCTTCTGTGACTCTATGTCATCAGCAAGAAGGGTATCTGCTCGACGGCCCTGCAAGTTCGCAGTGATACCACAGCAGCTAACCGAAGCGGACTTGTCCAGTTTACGCAGCGAGTAGTGTAGGTCGAACTTCTCAACGGATACACGGTCACCCTTGGACTTATCCGGGCGCATACACTCCAGCACATCCATATTCATGATGATACGGATTACCAACGTACTGATATCGGATGCCTGACTACCACCTGCGGAGATAATCAGAACACGGTGGCGTGTGTCCATGATAAGCTGCCACACACAGAAGGCGGCTGCGATAGTCGTCTTGGCCTGTGAGCGCTGCGCTTCAATCATGATGTACTGACCACCGTTGACCATAAAGTCAGCGATATCAGCCTGAATCTTTGAGACGCTAAAGCCGAGTTCGACCATAACGTCTGTGAGGAATACTTTGAAGTCTGAGTAGTGAATGCGAAGGGCTACTATCTGCTCCATACGCACACGCCGCTCTTTCTCCAAATCAGGCAAGGCTGCGAAGTCCTCATCGGATAGGTATGGGAGGGCATTGCCCTCCTCCTCCAGTTTGGCCGCTAAGGCCTCATCTGGGTCTAACAGTACGTTATAAGGTATTTCCATTAATGCCTCTGTACGAAGTCGTCCAAGTCTACCTTGTCTAACTCATCCACCGGAATTACGCCCTTACTGGACTGATTCTCCTTAGACCGCTTATCAAGCTGAGCCTTGAGAGCGCCCATGGCATTTGTACGTGTAGGCACGATGCCAATCTTGTTATCCTTAAGGATAGCCCGGATTACGTTGAAGTCCGCTGCGGTAGCCATGTCCTCTTCTAAGAGAACAGCCAGCTTGATTAGAGACTTATTCAACAGGAGCTTGGCAAGGTCTTCGTTATCCATACTCGCAAGAAGCGCCTTAAAGGCTACGAGCTTAGCCTCCCGCTCTAACTGTGCATCTGCATCCAGTTCGTCTTCGAATTCTTCTTCTCTATCCATCTTTTCTACCACTCCACCAATCACGCACTGTGGTATACAGTGTCTTAGAAATCATGACGAGTAAATACACAATCGTCAGTATGTACACCCAATCCTGCAAACTAACACCCAGCAGAGTAAGCCCAGATACCATAGCAGGGGGCGCTATGGTCTCGGCTACCTTACTGGTGGTTTTGTCCACCAGCCACATATGAGCCTCTTATATTAGCGGCCTCCGATAACAGTGGCCCTGAATGACGTTGGGTCTACCAACACGTTGTCTTTATCGTAGAAGTGCAACCGGAATCCACCTTCCGCCTTGAAGATTAACCGCCACTGCACGTAGTCCACATCTTCAGTACACTCTACGTGTACTCGGTAGTTCTCCGGTACGAGGTTACTCATGCTAACGTCGTATACACCAGTGGCCACCTGTACTGCAGTAGTCAGGAAACCTGTAACCTCTGCTACAGCGTCCTTGTAGTAAACAGCACCAGATACACCTCCGAACACATCATTGTTCTTGACGTTAGACCAGCTGTCGCAGACCAGACCTTCAACAGCGACGTCACCTGCGTTGGCACCCATAGCGAAAGTAAGTGTGTGCCACCCTCGGGTGGTTACGTGCATGTAGCAGCCGTTGACCCGGTTAACCGAGTACTTCTCAGTTGTGCGGCTCTTCTTAGTAGAACCGCTCACGGAGCGCCCAGATACAATGTACTGACGGTCACGAAGCACCGGGATAATCTCGACGTCTGAAGGGTAGTCCGGCTGTGTTGCGCCATCGTCCAGAATCAGGTCGAAGGAGTATGCCGAATCTGCGTTTAACGTCGGGTAGATTACCAGACTGTCTGTGTCCACATAGAAAGCGAACGTAACACTACCACCTGCTGCCATGTTGGGCAACATAACACCTACCGCCTCGGGTGCGAGTACACCACCACCGAGTGGAGGGGAAGAGCCGTTTGTGAATGTGTTACGCTGGATAGTTCGGTTAGAGGACACCGGATTGAAGAAGTAGTTAGGGATAAATACATCCCCAGACTTCAGCTTGCATGGATTCTTGTAGTCCTGATGTAAGAACACCGCCGCAAACCGCTTGCCAATAATCGGCAGGAAGTCCTCACGAAGATGCACCCCGTCGTGACAAGATTCGCTGATACCAAACTGCTTGATTACATCCTGCATGGTGTCCACAAACATACACCCAAACTGCTCTGCAACCGTACGGGCCGCTCCGTCGTAGGCATCCGACAGGTAACACTCAATATAACCACCCAAAGGTGACAGGTTAGCCCCACCTACCCATTGCGTAGTTCCAAGCACCAACACACAGCGACCTCGCAGTAACTCCCGCGCTACAAACTTACGCATGACAAGAGCGTAGTTCTTAACGCCATACAAGGTGCTTCCCACGATACCTTCAGGTGTGTTCCCGTTATTCGTGGCAGTCTTGATGTCATTAACACCGAGCATAATAGTGGACACGTCCCCAATCTGCCCATCTGCCATGGTGCGTCGATAATTTACCAGTGCAGTGTCTCCCGGAGAAGCCATGTTGGCGACTGTCCATGAAGACTGAGTACGGGAAGACATGGTGCTTACAATCTGAGCGGGGTAGTTATTTGGGAACTGTCCGCCATCAGGGCGCTGCCCCCACGTAATACTATCACCATAACACACCAGACCAATAGCCGCATTTGTGCGCACTTTAGCGAGGTATGCCGAGTAGTTCTGGGACTCAATCTGAGAGAGTCTGCCGTAGTCATCAAACTCCAGCATACCTCCTGCGCTAACCATCTTGTGAACTTCGTCATCAAGAACAGCAGCAGAGATTGAGTGTCCCGGTACGATATTACGAGACGCTGTGAACTTGTAGGTGAATCCGAGGTCTGTTACGAATACACGGAGACCCTCAGTGAATCCTGTGTACGCCTTAGCCTGCGCCAGTGTCATTCTAACCGACTGTGAACCACCTACATGGGAGAACCCGTAGATACCTGCCAGTTGATTAGACACAGCGGAGGCCGCAGTACCTGCCTCTATTAACGCGAGGTTGGCGGTGTTCATGGCGTTGTTGGATGTTGTTAATGCAGAGTTGGCGGTGTTGTTACTCGCCTGTGCAATAGTTCGCGCCTCTGTTGCAACGCGTAACGCTTCCGTATTTGCCTCTCCACCTGAATTCTGGGAGTTTTCCAGAGCTTCCTCCGCGATATCCTTCGCCTCCTGTGCAATAGAAATCGCGTCACCAACGATAGGCCCAACTGACTCAAAACGGTCAACCATCTCCGCAGAAGCAAAAACAGCCTGCTTAGCGTTTCGGTCAAGATTACCTGCCGTGATGATAGCTCCGTCTGTGAACTGCGCCAGCGGCAGGACTTTATTAGTGTCCCGGAAGATAGTAACCTTGCTATCCAGAGGAACAGCAGCGCTCAGCGTCACAGTGTTGTCACCAATGAAAGTAACGTCAAGGTCAGTGCGTACCTGCGTCGCGTTGTCTACCATGAATGCTTTCACATCTGTGCGGTAGATGTACCCGCCTGAGAAGTTAAGCTCATACACCCGGTTTGCGTCGTTGTCGCCGTCCCATATGTGCATAGTGTTAAAGTTCAACCCAACGCTTGCATCCAAAAACCACTGCTGTGTAATGTCGGCCATATGCCCTGTTACCTCGTTTATCTGTTATAGGGGTGCCAATTCAACTTGGCACCTTGGTATCACTCTTGAATAGCCTTTTTAAGCAACAACATCTGGTATGTGTTTGCGCCGGGAAGTAGCTGAATACCTGCCCCGGCTGCATCTGACCACTCTGCGTTTCCTGTGGCGGCTTCACCTACCTTACCAATGAAGTTAGGAAGAACCTGCACTGCCCCGGTTAGTGGGGTGTCACTTCCATGCACAGCACCACCTGTCATCAGCTGTAGTAGGTTAGTTACCTCGGACGAGCCACCCAGCACAGACGCCATCCGTGTTACCATGTCTGCCATGCCAATTGGGGTAAGTCTCTCTTTCAGAACTTTACGCCCGTCCTTATTTACTGCTGCATCTGCGTGGATACGTGCATACGCTAGGAAGGTAGCCCATGCCAGACCTGCTGTCATCATTGCTACCATGTTGCCATCAGCCAGTGTAAGGTTACGCACCAGAATGCGCTCCTGTGCCTTAATCCCGATTGCACGGAATTTACTCAGAAGAACACCCAATACGTTATTACGCGTCCACTCAGGGAGGCTACCCGCAGAGTCCCGCGCCAGACTTCCCTGCTGGTTCAAACGCCATGCAGCGCTGATAAGCTCCTCACGGGCCAGCGGGTCAGTCCACTTATCCAACCCAAAGTCCTTGGATGTGGAATGCTCTGAGAACTGCTTCTGGATACGCTCCGCAGTTTTACCGTGAATACCGATATCTGCCAATCGCGATTCGCTAATACCCTTACCAGTACGGAGTGCCTTGTGTAGCCTTCGGTTAGTAGCCTGAGTTACACCCTCCCCAATCCACTTGGAAATGATGTTAGCACCGGACAGGTGGTTAGTCGCGTTAGCTGCACGCTGAGAAACGCGCAGTAGTGTGCCACCAGCTTCCATAGCAAACCCGTCGGCGTTAGTTGGCCGTGGCATATGCAGTTGGTAGTCATGTCCCATCATACCTCTGGTCATGAAATCCAAGTCACTACCCAGCTTGGTTAGGCGTCCGTTCTTAACGAATAGCGTCCCGTCTATGGCATGCTTACCCATAGTGCCTAGGGCGTCCATCATACCACCGACACCTAAATTGCTTATGGCGGTTGGTAGGTCTGCCAGAACGTTGAGGCCCAACTTACCCATCATAGAGGAGTGCGTTAGGTTACTCATTGTCTGCATCAGGGGGTTATTATCATAACTACCTCCCCTGTTGAGCAACTGGTCGGATATGGCTTTTGCTGCGTTCTGCTCAGTAGGTGTAGCGCCGGAGTGTGCCAGTGCGCTGAGCGTGTCTGCGATATCCTGCTCAGTCTTCCACCCCAGCTTGGCGAAGGCTACCCGCGCAGAGGTATCGTTGATGGTGTTCACGGTTGCACTGAATACATCATGCTGGAACATGTCCAGAAGGTACAGCTCATTGCCGTTTACAATCCGGTTGTTGAGCATGTTAAGTTCACGTCGGGATGTATCCGCCCAACGCTCTGTCAGGGTCTTCTGGAACGAGTTAACAAGCTCCTCATCCACCACCCGCCCTGTGAACCACTCACCAGACATTTCGCGGGCCAGTGTGATTAAGCTGGCTTCACTATTCTGGTAGCGTGCTTCAGGGTCACGCAGCGCATTCTCCCACCAGTGGGATGCACGCACTTCCATCTCACGGTGAATCTTACTGGACAACTCGTCTACATACTTATCGAAGTGCGCGCCGGGGTCTCTTAGGAACTGCTGCTGCTCTGCGGAGTAGCGAGGCTTGCCACCCGCATTTGCCGCTGTTGCCTCAGCGTGAACCTTCGCGGTCTGATTAAGTACCCACTCTTCCCTACCCTTCCTTATTAGATTAACTTTAGCAGTGGCCTCCGCACGGTAGTCATCCTTCACCATGGAAAGGAATGCCTCCCGAGTCTCAGGGTCAGCCTTGTTAATCTTGATATAGTCGGGACGTTGTTCAATGTACCCAACGCTGTCCATTGTCTTAAGCTGGGCAGCATGTTCCGTATCTGCTGCGAGGTGCATCTGCTTAGACTTAGCGTACAGGGAATCAAGGGCAGCTGCCCCTCTCTGTACATGTGCAGGTGCCTCGGAAACGTACCCCTTAGAGCTACCTTCATTAGATACGCGGTACATGCGGTGACGGAAGCGCTCCAACTGAACTTCCCGGCTCCATGTGGCTTGCTCAGAGTCTGCCATACCCGCACCGTAGCGCAGCTTAGCACCTGTGTCCAGACTACTTTCGAATGCATCCCGCACAGCAGGGATAAACTCAAAGTTAAGCAGGTCTTTGTTCTGCTCCTTTATCACAGCCACATTTCGTGCAGACTGTTTACCAAGGCCCGCAGCATCACCTGCCCACATGGAGCCTACCCACCGAGCTACTTTAGACTCGCTGTTTGCCAGACGCACGCCTTCAGAGTCTGCCCAGCCCGACAGCTTTTTACGAAGGTCAGAGCCGTACCAAGACTGGCGACGCTCACGAACAGCCTGCACTGCTGCTGTAGCGGATTCGTCCCATGAATTAGCAGCAGCAATAACTGAAGTAGGGCCAGCACCAACAATCTCACCTGCGGAGCCTGTGGACGTCACCCGAGCTTCATTGAAGTTAACAGCAAGGCCGTCGGAGCCTGTATCCACTAAACGTGGAGAATACTCAGGAGAGCCGTCTACCCGGCCCTGCATGGTACGCATTAACTCCTCTTCCATGGCCACTTTACCGGGGACGTCGGAGCGGCCTGCTAATGCACCAAGGCCAGCACCAAACATGGCACCTGCCCCCAAGTTAATCATCAGCTCTTCCGATGAGACGTGCCCTTTGTCCGCCTGCTGTACTGCGAGAGAGGAAATACCCGCGCCAGCAGCACCCTCCATAGCCATGCGACCAGAAGAAGCGACAACACCGCCTCCACGAACGAGCCGACCAGCAGCCCCGAAGGTTCCGAGAGGTAGAGCAACAGGGTCAGCCATCCCAGCGCCAAACAGTGCAGCGTAATGGCCAGCCACCGCAATACCCGTTTGATGCTGCATACGCGACGAGAAATCATTCTCTTGAGATATCCTGTCAATGTTGTTAGCCAAATCTGAAGCGCTTCTACTGTTGCGTATGCGTGCTTCTTGCCCTGCCGCCAATCCCTGCGGGAACTTAGTAGCAATATTGCTATAGTCAGAATCAGAAAGAACAAAGTTTGAGTCCTCTTCGCGGCCTGCCACGTTAAAGAGAGCATTTGTCACAGTACTAGCAAAGCCCATGCTGATGGAGTCCTTCACGGACAAGTCATACAGCTTAGCCTCTTCCTGTAACTTACGCTCATCTTCTTCATTGAGGCCTGTGATGTAGTCGGTAAGTGAACCTTCATCCCCTTGGAATGCATCCGAGGGAGCTACCCCTTTCGCTTGTATACCACCTGCATCGACGATAGTATTCCCGTAAGTGGAAGCCTTGCCGTTTATGTAGTCCTGTGCGAACCGCAGGTAATCGGTGGTCTCCGGGTGCATTGCCTCACCCTTGATGTAGCGCTCAGCGGCCCGTGGGCCTCCGTTGTAGTCTGCTATGGCTGCCCCGATGTTACCATCGTATCTGCGATAGGCGTCCCCCATAAGGGCTGCTGCTGCGCTGATACTCTGGGCAGGATCGTTAGGGTCTGTAACACCCAGTGTCTTCTGGTTCGCTGGCATAATTTGCATCAATCCCTGCGCACCCATTGGAGACACTGCTGTAGGGTTTGGGTTATTTCGATTCTCAATCATCATGACGAGTTTAAGAGCACCATCCGGTAGACCCTCTTTCAACTCCCCTTGTCGGAGCAGTTCGTCATACTCAGTTTGCTTCGTCAAGTCTACTTTGAATGTCATCTCTGTACCTATCATTCAGAGGCGTCAGGAGTCCCCGGCGATGTGCCGTAGGCGTCGTAACGTGTACCCTCTCGGATTGTCTTATCGAATGCTGTAGATGCCTTGGCCTTCTCATTGACCAGTCTCGCCGCTTCTTCTGCGGATACTAATACGTTCTGAGTGTTGCCGTCATCGCGGGTCACTGTAACGTACATAGTCCCGTTTGGGAATGCATGGACTGAAGCAACATTGAAGCCGAACTTGGAGTTAACCTTAGCACGTACAGCGTTGTTTATAACACCGTTCAGACGAGGGTCTGATGGTGATTGCACCTTAACATCAAGGTTGCTGTTAATTAACCCAAAGAGCTGTTGACTACCTGTACCTGTAACCAACATGTTCCCCACTACAGATGTTCCTTTACGCACACGCTGAGCTGCCATCTTGAGGACATCCTCTTCCTGCATGTTCGGATACTGAGCCATGACGTTCGCCGTCTGCGTCTTCATATCCTGCTTTAATGAAGTCTCAAGGCCAATTCCAATAGCTTGGGAATCACCAAAAGTGCGAGACCACCACCCCGGCTTAAACTGGTCTTCCACCAAGTCATTCGCGGTCTTAACCGTTTCCTGAGTAGGTGTAAGCGCAGAAGTACCCTGAAGCGCACGCTCTCGCAAATACTGTTGATTCTCCCTCTTGGACATGTCCATGTTCTCCATCTCCAGCATCAACGGGAGGTCGTCGCCGAAGTATGCTTCAGCAGCACCCATTCCGTAGGATGTGGACTTGAACTTCAGGAATGATGTTTGTAGCTTTATCAGGTCTTCCGTCTTTGGAATACCACCACCCTTTAACAATCCCAATACACTGGATAGCTTCTCTTTAACAGGAGCTACAGTGTACCCATTCACGGCCAGCTTGCCTAAGTTATTAGCAGACTGAGTACCCGGCTCATCGAAGAACTTCTGAGTTTCCTGTGCCTCAAAAGCAGCCTTCTGGCGACTATCCAACCCAGAGGCGGACATAGTAGAAGGTGAGCCGTGCGCGAATCCCTGTAGCCAGATAGTGCGCTTGGTGTTCTCATCTTGCAGCTTGCTATTTACCTTAGCCGCCTTCTCATCTTCCTGTAGACGCCAAGCCTGATACCTGCCAAGGGCATCCGCCTTCGCCTTGTTGTCCATAAAGGGAGACATGGAACCCGTCTGCACTTTATAGTCCACATTAAATCGGTCGATGTCCGCTGCCAGCTGCGCTTCGGAGGAGTATCTCCCTGCTTGAATTTGCATAGGTAAAGTGGAAGAGAATTCTGTAAAGTCCGCACTAACCGGATTCTCCAGAAGCCATGACGCATTTGACTGCTTCATTTGCTCATCCAACTCCATACGCTCTTCAGGAGTGAGCATAGGGTCGAGTACTTTAGCCCGCATTGTGTTAGCCAGCTCAAACTGACCATGCTTCACCAGACTCCGCAAATTACCTTGCATGGTTGCCCGGTAGCTTTCCAAGGACTGTCCGGGAAGCGGTGCAGCAGCCCGCATCGCCTCAGCTTCAAATAGGTCATAGTGCTCCTGTGCCATCTGACCTGTAGCAACCTGCTTAGCAGCATACGCAAGACCCTGTGCGTGGGTCTCCAGTGTATCTGCTTGAGCTATCGCGGCTTTACGCTGATTCTCCGCCTCACTCATGCGAGTCAGGTTGTCCATGATGGCCGGGAATTGCTTCATCGCACCCTGAGCAATCATAGCGTCGGATTCAGGGCTACCTGTGTTTCCCAGAGTACCTGCGTAGTCTGCCACAGCCTTTCGCTGGGCATCTACACTCATCTGGGAAAGGTCACCCCTATTATCGTTAACCCAAGCGAGGAGGGCAGCTGAAGTACTCTCCTGTTGCGCTGCACGGGCACCTAGGACAGCGCCACCATCCCCGAATATTCCTTTGAAGGGATTATCCTTCTGTATATCCTCCATAGACTGGCCCTGCATAAACCGCAAGTACCCTTCTGCGAAGTTATCCTCCTGCATCTTCTTGAGTCGATTCTGCACGCTCCCCGAAAACGCAGACATAGCACGGATGTTATTCTGGTTAGCCTCAGCTATCGCAGCCTGACCTGCTGCGGAGTTACTCGCAGCCTGTCCATAAGTTGCCTGCGTAGGCGCTGCGCCAGATGCCGCTGTTCTTACTGACAGCGGTGTGCTGATTTGTATTGGCGTAGGCCGCTCAATCGCGGAGTTAGCCACTGTAGGTATTAAAGAACCTTCTGCCATACTGACCCCTTATACGCGAGTAGCACCCGCCCCTGATTTACCTGTCCCACCAAACCAAGAGAACATCGTGGAAGCGCCACCGAACCCGGTAGCACCCTTTGATTCTTGCTTACTGGTGAAGCTAGAGGCATCTACGTTAAGATTATTCATGTTACCCGTGAACCCGTTATATCCATCCATAGCAGCCTTGCCCATGGAGTACTTGTGTTTCCAGCTGGTATCTACAGTCATATCGACCGCTTGATAGTTCATACCTGCGAACACAGGGTCAAAGCTAATCCCTCGGGTACTATTATCAATTAACGCGAGACGTTGCTCATTGTCTGCATACTGCGCATCTACTTTGGACTGCTCCAGCGCATCATTCTGCCGGGCTTGTCGCAATTCCTCTACCTGCATGTTCTGCGAAACGGAGGCACCACCTACCCCAGCAGCCGCAGCGGAGGCAACCATGCTTCCGAGGTTACCTGCTGCGGACAGTCGCTGCTCGAATGCCCTGCTATTGAGGGCGTCCATAGTTTTGGCGGAGTTATAACCCTGCTGGCTCCATGCCTTTCCGAAGGCGTCCTGCTCCAGCTTGTTCTGCCTCCACTGCTTATAGCGGTTAACGTTCGCGTCTGCCATGCTCATCATATTCTGAGAGGCGTTTGCAAGCCCCCGGTTGGAGGCCGCAGACCTATCGTACTCATACTGAGCGCTGGCAAGTTCCCGATTAGATTTGCTATTAGCCCAACCTTCTAGCGTGTTCACCGCAGCCATGGCTATTTGTGCCCACATAATTAAACCCTCTTAACGTTGCTGAACCATTGTCCAATCCACTCTATACCTGTTACAGTGAGCGGCAACCACGTAAGGGCAGACACGTAGAGTTTAAACTCCCGTATCTCTCTATGGATGGGAACTCTAACCGTAGTGTCCACTAGTGGAGACACACCTGCCCTGTTTGACTGTCTGCTTAATAGCCGCCCATTAAAGGAAGCCATTTGTACAGACCTGTCCGGCAATTGCATAGTACCCTCCAATCCCCCCGTGTCGGAGACGGATAGGGTCATTGCGCCTACAGTAAGACGGCCAGTAATAACTGCCCGGTCTCTCCTATCCCGAATATACGGACTGGTTGGGGCGAAGTAGGCTGGGAATTTTGTCCCTACAACAAGGTGGGAGACATCCTCCCGCCACTCCGGTATGTTCGCATCCAGAGACTTATAGTCCGAACCCAGAAGGAAGTATTCATGAGTGCTCCGGTACGCCACTGCCGCGTTATCCTCCAAGGAGGAATCCCACCAAAGAGGGAACTCCTCTTGTGTAGTGTAGGAGCGCCATGAGTCCAGCATAGGTACGGTTGTAGTATCCGTATCAAATGTGAACTTATCGCAGACCAACCAACCACCTGTAGAGTTAACCCGGACAGTATAAACAAGAAGCTCACCTTCAAACTTCTGGACACCTACACAGCTCCCCAGCTTCTCATCCCATTCCCACTTCGACCAGCTGTCAAACAACCGCTCACCACCCTGCATCGAATCAAGGTAGGTGTATACATAGAACCCATTAAACTTGCTGCGAGTGCGAACAAGGATATTGAAGGGTGATTGGTCACACAGTATCTGTACAGGCTTACCCTCTAGGTATTTGTCCAGCTGCTGTGAACACTCGTAGGATTCCGCAGAGTCCGCCGTAGCACCTATCTGTATCTGGTGCAAGGAACCCTTAGTCTGGGTATCCTTCGCATAGAAAACGAAGTTACCTGACGACTGAGGCTGCGCCCTTACAGCATCTTCGATACGGCTCATTATCTGGATTGTAGGGTTAGATGGGGATAACATAGCCCTGCCCGGCAGCATATACTGGTACTTCCTGCCGAACATCACATGGTTCCTGTCAAAGCTGGCATCCCATACAATCGTATCATCCTCCGAACCCAGAGCATACATCTCAACAGGGTCGTTATCCTTTACAACCAATACGGAGGCCCGGAACCAGTTCAGGTAACTACCCGGACGACTGGCGAATATCGTGGAGCCGCATCCCACTAAAAGACGGTCTTGGAAGTTTCCAAGGTAGTCTATCTGGCGGTTATTCAAGAACGCAGGGAGTGGACTCGTAACCAAATCCCCAACAGAGGATTTATAGAAGGTAGGGGTATCCGTACGCCCGGTCAGTGTATTCAGCTCCGCAGGTGAGGAACCCACATAGAGGACACCCCCCGACACCGTGGCGAATGCGAACGCTGATGTAGGTGTAGTCTCCACACCCGGACACTCCCGCCACGTTACAGAGCCATATTGATACACAGAAGCATCTCCTGCGTTCTGCGGCTCTGCCCTGACGTAGTACGGGTTGGTGCTCTGGGATGTTGTTGACTTAACCCGGATTACCTTTCCATACCACGCTTGTGGTGTTAACTGCGCTGGGTCATCAGTGGAGGATACAACAGCACGTAGGTAGGTATTATCCCCACCATCAACAGCTGTACCTGCACGTATATTCGCATCGTAGTCGATGTGGATATAAGTACCCTCAACATGAAGTGTTCCACCTGTTTCTGCCTGTATTACAGAGGCTAACTCGGTGGCGACTACTGAAGGTTGTATAGCCGCTGATGACGAGCGCACCCATGCCGTAACGGCCATGTTATATGTGTTCGTTATGTCAGCTACCTGCTTGTTGTATGCACTCATTTCAGAGTTAAACTTAGCAAGTCTTCGGTTTATGGTATCTGCGTCAGGGTTGTCCGACACATCGATAGTAGGTACTGGAACCTGTGAAGTATCCAGCACACCCGCGTACGTCGCAGATGGGGTTGTGTATGACGCTGTGCGTGTTACACCAGATGTGTCGGTGTACCTGAATCTGTAATTCCGGTTGTAGTCCCCATTACGCACCCACAGGGTTATCCGCTTAGCAGCAGAGTCCTCCTCTATAACCTGTGTGGTCGTGTAGGTTGGGTAGTATCCGTGAGCTGCAATAAACAGGAATCTTCCGATGTTAGTCAGTCCAGATACACCGTTAGCCACCAGAGCATCCCAGATAACACCTGTGCCTGTTATGGGCAGGAAGGTCTTATTGGTCTTGTCATAGCAATACATTGGCCCGAGTGTCGTCCTTCTTGTTTTGGAGTATATTAAATCGTAATCCACACCGTTTACCGTGAAGTCCTGAACAACCATAGTAGGTGTGTCGTCCATAACTTGCAGCTCACTTACATCAGTTCCGAGTATACGCTGGGCATTCTGGTACTGCGAACCCTTACGACGCGATAGGCCTCGCACAGGGTCAGATATCATGTTGACCTGTTCCCACATTTGGCCCGAGCGCCTGTCCTGCGGAGCTTGCTCGGATACGCCCCGTACTACTGATTCATAACTGCCACCAACTCGGGCCATTGTGTGTCCTCTTATCTTGTAGGTATACCGCCTCTTCTGCGAGGGTACGCCCCTGCGAATAACCTACGGGTCATAACGGAAGGTGTCTGTAACCCGTTTAGAGAAACCTGCCGGGTATGCTCCGCGTTTAGCAGGCGGTATTGCCTGTCATAGAGAGCACTCTGCTTCATAGTCTTCGCCTCATCCGCATCGTAGTTAATTTGGAATCTAAGTACGGTGGCATGCTGTACCAGAAGCTGAGCGGTAACCGGAAGGTCGGTGAATGGTAATTCCCTGACCACTACTGCGTAGAATGTCCCAGACAGCTCGTAGGTGCTATTTAGGGAGTCGTAAAGACGCCTACCTCTCATAGTCAGCCCAGAGTGACCATATACGTCAACCGCGATGGCGTCTGAGGGAACATACACAAATCCAGAGTCCGCAGCCGCCTTAAGCGTAATTCGGTCAGTATTAAACCACCACTGTCTGTGCATCTCAGCAATAATAGATTCTTTCATATTCTGCCGGGCTGCTGCTACGAGTGGGTGGTCGTCCTGCAACTCCACTAAGGGTATTTCCCCTAGGGTGGCGAGGCAGGCGTTTACAACATCTAATTCAGTTATAGCCATAAGCCATCCTCTTTATATAGCACCCACCATGGAGGCTATAGAAAGAGGCCCGCCGTAGCGGGCTACTCTATTATGGAAGCAGCAGAGCACCTGCGTACTCTGGACGGTTAACCGTCACACCGAACGCCAACCAGCTATCGATGAACCACAGTTTAGACAGGTCATCGAAGAAGATTTTGGAGGTCAGTGGGATGGTAGAGCCTGCCATCAGAGCACGCGGAGAGAACATCTGCGCGATTACTTTGGTGAAGTCACCGTCGTAAGCGTCGTCGTTGGAATCATTGCTCAGCAGGTGTTCGGTGATGTTCTTACCGAATACTGCGTTGTTGCTGGTGATTACAGGGACGCCGAAAGCGTGGAACATAAAGCTGGTGTTCAGCTTGTCACCTGCGCTGGTAACGTATTCACCGTTGACAATGTACTCCGCCTGCATCAGTGCAGTGAACGCAGCAGGTGGAACAACCAGAATGAAGTCCTCTTCGTTAGGACGTACGTCCTTCTCCAAGAACTTCTCTACCAGACCTGCGATTGCCGTGTACAGCTTAGCAGGGTCGCGATAGTCAGTAGCAGACGCCAACGTAACGGTGTTACCACCAGAGTGACCCGGCATCTGAGTAGCAGTGCCATACGGGGAGCTGGTAGCCATTGCCGCTTTAGCCGCAACGATGAAGAACGTCTCATCGTACATGTTGGAGATTTCCTGACCCTGTTCGCGAGCCACTTCACCCTGATAGTCATAATCGACTTGGAATTCATCCAGCAGAGGCTCTGCGTTACGTGCGATGATTACCGTATCGATACGCAGGAAGATTTTGGAGGTGTTCGGCTGGGTGGATGGAGCTGGCGTAACACCTGCCTGAATCTTTTGCAGCTTCGCTTTAGAAATACCACGATTGGAGATTACCGCCGTGCCACGTACAGAACGAACAGGTACAAATCCAGCCATGATGGAGCGGCGCTTGATGGTGCCTTCCACATTGCCAGTAAACTGCTCGGTTACATCAGCCAGAGGGTCACCCGCACCGTGACGTTGGTTAGGACGAGTTACATCAAAAGAAGCGGTAGCGCCATCAAAAATAGACATATTCGATATTCCTTAGTTTACAAGATTAGGGCCGGGAAAGGCCCGTTGGACGTTCTATTGTTATAGGGGTGCCAATTCAAATCATAGACCGCGAGAGCGACCCATTTCACGACGGCGGGTCAGTTGTGCATACTGCGGAGAGTTACGTGGGTCTCCTCGCAGCTCTTTGGAAAGCTCCTGCACCTTCTGCGCATAATCCCGCGCAGACAGTGGGGTACTATCTCCTGCCGCTGCCACCTGACCTTTGGATACTGCGGACTTAGCGGACACTGTCTGCCCTGCATTAATGTAAGCATCCCGCATCAAAACAGCAGCAGCACGGGCATAAATACCACCTGCCGCTAATAGCTCGTTGATTCCCTCCTTCTCATCTGTCTCTGCATTCTCACGCACCCAATCAAGGATGGTGTCCTTATTTTCACCGAGTATGCTGCCTACCAGCTCTGTAGTCTTGGCCTCCTGTGCCTCAGCTGCGGCGTGGTGGTCAGCTACTGTCTTTTCCAGAATAGCTACCATCGCCTCTGTGCCCGGCAGGGACTTAGTGGCTAACATAGCCTTCAGCAGTGTGAAATCACCATCCACCTCTGCTTTTGTAAATGCAGGGTCGGTTGGGCTAATTCCAGCGTCACGCAGGAATCCCAGAGCCAGACTCAGTGCAGGGTTGTCTGTCTGATGCTGGTCAATGTACGCCTGCATACCATTATCTTCAGCAGCACCCGGTGATTTGGCAGGCGGTTCCGTAATAGCACCTTTGCCATCACCCTCTGGCTTAGCATTTGCCGCCTCCGCTTCGGCGGCAGCTGCCGCAGCGGCCCCGTCAGTAACCCCACCACCTCCTGCACCGCCATCCGCAGGGGCTTCTTCCATAAAGACACGACCGTACTTCAGTGCAATATTCATAAATAACATATAATTACCTTATTGTTTATCAAGCTCAGTTTTAGTCGCATACATATCGGTTTCCCGCTGCTGTTGCGCCATGAGTGCATCTTGGTTACGTGTGTCCACCACATCCTGCTTATTGATGAAGTCAGAAGACCGCAAACCACGTCCCGCTGCCAGTGCAGAGAATATGCTGTCAAGTTTAAGATACTGTAGAACCTGCGGCGGCATGGTTGTGATTCCTACCACGTCGTTTAGGAACAGTTGCATTGCCTCTAAGTCACCGTTTCGTGACAGCGCGTCCAGTCCAGTAACGATAGTCGGGGTGAAGTCACTCCCGGAGAACATGCCGTTACCTACCTTCTTCATCAGCCAGTATGCTATCGGCAGCTGTAGGTCAATCGCTAAGCGGCTGTAGATACCCCCTAACCCTGTCTCCAGCTCACTTGCCAACATGCGGATTTCCTCCGCTGTTACGCGCTCTGCATCGCGCTGCACTGCACCCGACAGAAGGAACCCTGCACCAATACGCCGAATGTACTTGTCAGCGGAGGCAGATACTACTGCGAGTGCAGGCCCAACAGCTGCCGCATTCACCAGCTCAATATCCCCAGACACGCCCGGTATTGCTTCGCCATTTACAGAGGTCTTGAAGTCCTCGGGTCGAGTCATGCCTCCGGGGTTAACCAGCCAGCGGAACTCTGAGGCCAGAATCGCCCCATTGACTTCCGCCTCTGTCAGGTCGTTTAAGCCTTCAAAATCACCTATGAAGTCTTCTACGTGCCCGATACCATAGTGGCGCTTATCGGGCAGACGCCATACGTGGTGCTGTGCAGGCATGTCCGTACGCTTGTACTGGCCATTGTATTTAGTAAGCTCAATTCGAACATCGTCGATGTACTGAGTTTCCTTGAATACCTTGCCGTCCCACTTCCACCATCGGAAGTAATTAACCGCCACATCCTCCCCAGACCGACAGAATTGATGTAGGTCTTCTGGAAGCTCATCTCTGGTAACACACTCCCGCATCAGAATCTCAATGACCTCGCCTTTAATATTTCGACGGGACACAAAATCCTTAACTCCGATGATGCGTATGGTATCATCTTCCGTTAATCGCAAGCAGTTACCTGTGATTATCAGGTGTGCGAAGAGGTCGAACAGTTTTGGGCGTGCACCTGTACCGTCCAGATGCTTAACCATCTCCCGCTCCATAATGGCCAGCTCTTCTCTAAACTCTGCTTCAGTTAGATTAAGCCCATTCATTATCGCAGCCATCTCTTCCGCAGGCAGGTCTAACCGCATGAATGGACGAGAGGGTGCAAACATTGCCAGCACCATCTTATTCATCAGGTTGTTAACCGCCTGCGCACCTATGCTGTTTAGCGACTGACTCAGCTGCTCCTGCCCTTCGTCGTACCCATCCTCTGGGCATACATAGGGCAGGGTCAGGTTGGCGTAGCGCTCACAGCGGAAGGTTAGGCCCGTACGCTTAGCCGCTAGCTCTTCCCAGCGGCCTTTAGCTGTATGCTTTCCCATAACTCCCCTTACAAGCGAATGCCCGCACCTTGACGGCGATTATCGGACATGAAGCTATCGCGGACATTAACACGGTTACCCGCAGAATCAGACTCAGTAACGGAGCCACCTAAGTCCACAGAGACAGAGGAGTCATTGTCCTCCGACGCCTTTCGCTGCGCCGCTGCTGCTTCCTCCGAGGCACGGTCGAGCTGTGCTTGAGTCTCCAGAGTAGATTGCTTGGTCTGCGCTTGGATAGCAGAATCAGCCGCGCTGGCAGCTGCTAACTGTGCCTCCTGCTGCTGCTGTGCACGCAGTTGTTGTGCCTGCTGCTCAGCCGCTTTTCGTGCCGCGTTTGTACCTGTGATAGCCCCAATCCCCTTACTGATAGTTTTACCAATGCCGCTAAATACCTTGCTGAATCCACCCATTTCGTTTAGTCCTGAACTTTTGTGTGTCCCCAGATATGTGCTGAGCCACCTCATAGTATTGGGTGCCGAGTAGCTGGACAGTATCTTTTAGGACTTTAGAAAACTCTCGTAGTACACCAACGTCTCCCCGGTACTGTGAATGGAGCATAACGGTGATGGGCTTTGCTACGAGACCGTAATGAATATCCAGCACCCGATTGTATATTACCGCACCCATGGTGAAACCTGAATCTGTGTGAAGGAACCCCTCAGCACGGTTGTGCGGCTCTATGAATACGGTGTTTACTGCCGTCTCATATTGCCCCAAAGAACCCCACAGGGTCGCTCTGGTGTCCGTGTAGTAGTGGTCGCACACTAGGTCAAATATGTTTGCGGATACACAATGCCCGGCCTGTACTAACCGCGATGTTCTAATCATGCTACGAAACCGTCACGCAGAACCTTTAGGACGTACTGGATACCCAAATTGTATGCCGCCTGTGTGCCATCGGCCGGAGTGGCAGGTTGTGGCAGCTTCTGTTCCAATTGGCGATACGCTTCAGGTGATAGCCGATGAAGTACCTTAACATCTTGCTCTTTACTCACAGTAACCTCGCTTTATTGTTATAGGGGTGCCGAATTAAATAATCTGTATTGGCACCCCTATAAGGACAGAGTAACTACAGAGTATCTTTATATAATAACTTATGTATTATCTAAAGAAGTTAATACTGTTTAATACTTCATTAATATCTAAGTCGCCTTTAGATGGAGGTGGGTTAAGAAATGGGTACTCACTCACGATATCATCCAGAGAATATCCTGTATGTAAATCAATGAATGAATGCCGTATCGACTTAGCCAGTACAGCCGCATGCTTTGGAAGCGCTCCGAAGTCGTCATGTACGAAGTGCAAGAAGCATCCCGGTACGCGGTCTTCCATGTCGCAGGTTGTTATTGTCATGTGGCTGCCGTCTACGCTGTGTATGAAGTTCGGCGGGAATGCGTTCCTGTGCCTCCGTTTATCTGGCCCGGTAGGTTTATCGGAGTTAGGCACCTTCAGGCGGACATGCTTCCCGATGTGGGCATGCACCTGAATCATATCGTGCATATCATAAACCTGAACCACCCTATAACCAGTGCGAGTCCTCCATGTTATGTAGTCCGCACCCTCCTTAAGGATTAGCCCGGCAGATGAACGTAACCAGTCCATAGCCTTCTTGGCCCACACCACAACGTCCCCAATACCGTCCCACACCAGCTTAGCGGCGTACTCTGCGTGGTCATACTCCTGACCCTTAAAGATATCCCTGTCGTAGCAGTACTCCATTATAGACTTTCTGCAAGTACCAAAGGTGGAGCCGTATACCTGCGTCATTACAGGTTTCTTAGTCAGACTACGCTCAAAACCCTGCTGAAGCCATGCTCCCCGAATAGCGCATGGTGCAGCCGTCTGTAGGCGTTTCCATGCGGCTTTAGCCACGTCCCCGTAAATGTCGTTAGGTATTCCGTCTGCCGTTTGGATAAGATTGGTTGCTGCACCGCCCACAGGGTCACGCCCCATTGCGGAGTAGTTCTGGAGGCCATTGCAGCTTCCATCCATAGCCACAGCAATACGCGCCTGAAATCCGATAGGGTCTTCCAGATACCTTCGATATTCGTCACAGGCTGCAAGGAATTGTAGTGGCTTGTCCGCCCCAGACCACCAATAGAACGCATCCCTGCTGAGAGGGTCAGACGCGGCCTGAACGATAAGGTGAGTGTTGTCCTTAGTCCACTGCACACAAGCATCTGGAGACAGCTTATCAATTCCATATTTTGCGGCAATGGACAGTTGGAACCACCACAGAGCCTCTTCCGAATCCACAGGCTCGCCTCTTGCAGAATGAAGGAGCGCTTTTGATACGTCGTTACCTTGTGGGTTAAGCGCTCCCGATACCGGGTACATTCTCCCGCGATAGTCAACCTGATACACATAATAGAACTCCGGCAGCTGCGATACCTCACGGGCAGCTTGTATGGTTAAGTTTAACCTAAGCTCCACACGCCCTATTCTACGAGCTTCTGTGTGCCAGTCCCTCATAGACCCTTTCCAAGCCTTGAAAGACTCTTGTAGAGCCTCGGGAACGCCTTCCTGCCCCACCTCGTCGAGGTATGCAGGGCGCTCTGGCCGTATCTTGGAATGCGCCGATGAGAACTCCACCTTCTTCTTGATGGAGAGTCCACTCTGCCGCATCCCTGTGAGTACGTCCAATATGTATTGGTTCACCTTCCAAGGGACGCTCTGGTGTTTATTTAGCATACGTAGCGTAGCAGTAGGGTCGTGACCTTCGTCATTCATAACCTGCCACTGGTAACTTGTCCCTTTAAAGAACCGCACAGCACGTATCTTTAAATCCCCGTAGAACCCCCCTACGCCCTCTTCACCTGTCCATTCTTGGGGTGGTATTAGACAAGGGGCTGCAAATCCCGCCCGGTCAAGTACGGCCTGTTCTATGCCTTCCATCAGGCTAGTCACCTGATAGTCCAGCTCAACCATGTACTTGGTCTTCTTACCCACTTGCTGTAGGTCGATGTCACAGAGCTTAATGCCGTCCTCATTGGGAGTTGACATAAGCCCTAATATGTACATCCCAACCTGCAACTTCTGGGTCTGTGACCACTCTGGCAGCGTTATACCATTCTGCTGTGCCTGCATCCTAAACACTGTCAGGCGGTGTCGGAGGTCTGTACTCATCTTACTCTGGAGGTCGCCTACCAATACCTCATACAGATTAGAATTCATGTCCTTAAACGACGCTAGAGCCAACTCCCCGTACAGGCTGCGGCCTATTGCGAAGCCTAGGGAGGACGCCTGCGACTCCCCGTTCACAAGCGTCCCTATAAGCTCACTGATTGAGATAAGCGCCACCACGTCCGGGTTAAGTGCGTGCAAGAGCGGGGCGTACGCCTTACCCCGCCCCGGCTTACCCAAGTCCTCTGTGATGTCGTAGGCTATCTTTCGAGACAACCATAAGAGGTAGCGGCGCAACACCACCGAACCGAGTGGCGTGTCCGTAACCCTGCCGGATTCTTTCGCAGAGTCCATCTGGCTCTGCAACTTAAACTGACCCTGCTTACGGTGCTTTTCTTCCCACGCCAATTGTGATTCTAGTGGTGTCACTGTATCTCCTTAATTAATGCTCAGCAGTATTTCATCAACTGCGTACTCAGGATGACCCTCCTCAAGGTGGATGTCCTTCATTGCCAGAACACCTGCTTCGACACACTCCGCCCACTCAAGGTAGCGTCGAGAGTCCCCCTCGAAAGTACCCCTGCCCATAAGGCGGAAAACGTAGGAGGAGTATCGGTGTGCCACAGGTTGCAGCTCTTCAATGAAGCCGCTGTCTGTTATGATTGCGAAGTCGAAGGGGTCGTCGTACCGCTCATCCCCTTGGAGGTAATCGGCAACCTGCCGCCCGAAGTAATCCACACCGCAGTTTGGTTTTACCACCTCCTCACTGATATAAATCAGCGCCTCTCGGGTGCTGCGTCCGTACAGTAAAGCCTGCGGTCGCTCTTTTAAAACACGGTTGTCGTGCGCACACTGGAGGTGTTTAACCTGTTCCGTGGTTAAACCAAAGTGCCTTCCAAGAACTTTCCAGATAGCTGCTTTAAAGGAGGCCATACGCACGCGTAACCCTCTTTGTACTAGTGCCCGGAACAGGGCCGCACCGATAGTGTCTTTACCAGAGCCAATAGGCCCGTTTAGGAGAATTACTTTCATTGTGCACCTACCCAGCGTCCTTCAGAGTTAAGCAGCATAGGGATGAGCTGCGGAGAACCATCTGTTATTACCATGCAGCCGAGAATGGGTTTCTTCCTGTGCAACTTACCGTAGGCGAATGCAAGCGATTTACTGTCAATGAGACAGCCCGCGTAAGCTCCGAAATAAAGCGCGGCGCTGGAAGCGGCGTATTGTACCTCGAATCTCCCATGCTCATGACCGAGAACCAGTGAAGTACGCTCATGGCTGGCATTGAGCATAAAGTCACCCGACACTTGGTGCTGGAATCGTACCTTACCAAGCGGCGTATTGAGAACCCACGCGTCGGCCCATGACCAACCCGGTGCACCGTGCTGTGGGAATAAGATGTCTCGGTACTTCTTGATGAATTGAACTGGTAGGCCGTGAGTCTTAGCGCGGCGATAAATGAGACTGCCGTGATTGGAGTCACACACCAGCAGGTTGGGAAACAAACCATGTAACGCCTCCAGTACTACCTTGGCTTTCTCCAGCTCCACCCCCGCAGAGTCCAGATTCGGGTCTGAGTCGTGGAAGCTTATGGCGTGGCCGTCTGTTTCGTCACCCACTTGCACCACCATATCTGGAGCATAATTGTCACGAACATGCTTAAGGAAAGCGAGAGCATCCACATGTGTGTAAGGCGCATGAAGGTCTCCAATAACCATGATGCGACGGCACACATTTGGCACAGATGTAGCACCAATATCATCAGTTGGAGAAGGCGTGATGAGCTTACGCGCTTCCTTAAGTTCGGCGTTCGTCGCTCCCTTTTTACCTTCGTGTTTAATAAAGATGTTACGCCAGTAGCGAACCAGCTGGCGGCTTATAATCTTTTCGTCTGCGCTCAATGAGTTGGCGAACTCCTCAAACTGGTCAGGCGTCTCGTTGACAACATCCTCCAGACTACAGCCGTACGCCTTGGCGATGTTGTACGCCTTTGCCGCTACAGTGTTATCTGTGAAGTGGCTCAGCAGCGCTATGTGTTGTGTCTTAGAGAACAGGTTAATTAGACTGATTTTAGCCATGCTTCTTTTCTACCTCATTAAAGTAATCCACGCGGAACGACGCCAGCTTGCCCTTCAGATAGAGGAAGTTACCCTCAATACTGCGCACTAAGTAGGTGTGGGTTTTCTTTAGCTGTGGGTAGTGGTTTACAGTAGTCTTCAAGCGTACTACGCTACCTTCCTTAATCATGTGCCCTTCTTAGCCGCTATTGCGCGGCGGCGTTCTGTAACTTTGGCCTTAGCGGCGCGGCGGCGCTCGTTACCTGCGGAGCGTGCCTGCTCGTCCTTCATTACGTGGGTGGGGTATATGTAATCTGTTGCAGGTTGGCGCAGGTACGCAACCATACGCTCTAACCATCCCAGAATACGCCCGTAATCCTGCCCGGTTTTACCCCATGCGGCTACCGCATTTGCTACCTTACCTTCCGCGCCGTTACAACCACGGCAGAGAACACCTCGACATTGCCCTGTAACGTGGTCGTGGTCGAGTACATAAGGTGCCTGCTTAGCTTTCTTGGCTTCCGCCTCAGCCATTATGGTCGCCCATGGGCGCTGACACAGAGGACAGCCGGGAGATTCCCGCACCATCTTCTGAGACAGTACCTTGGCCTGTGCTCGGGTTAGCTTACGCATCCGGGTCTGTACCGTCGTTGACTTCAACTCCTTTCGGTACGCTTACATAGGAGTCGCCCAGTTCTTCCTGACCCAAAGTAACGCGCTGGTCATACACGAAGCCTTCGCCCTCCTCCAGAGTACCCATAAAGCTGCGGATAGCGTCCAGCATTTCGACATCGGCGATTTCACTACGGATAGCGAGTCCCTTGTATGATTCAACAGCGTACAGCGTATCAAGATGCGTATCGTAGATAATCGCTTCGGACTGGCGCCCCAGCACAACAGAGTGACCTTCCCCTGCACGCACATACTCCGTACGCAGTTGGCCTACCTGTTTAAACAGGCCACGGGCGATGATGTCCCCCAGCTCAGCAGCCAGAAAAACACGAACCTTTGGGTTTACGTCAATAGTATTACGCATATTTGTGCTCCACAATTTCATCTGCAAGTACAGCGATTGCATCGTCAAGAAGGTAATGACCACCAGCATAGGCGGTCACTGTATGTACTGTCCCGATTTCGTAACCGGGATATTCACGCAGGTTGTAGCCTTCCAGCTCAAGGTGCTGGTATATTACAACATGCTGCCCTACTTGGTAAACCAAGGGAGCTTCATTTGACCCTTTAGCCATATTCCCAGCTCACTCTCGTCAAGTAAACCCAGCGCCTTAGCGTGGGCGTGGAAGTTGTAGGTCTCTGTGCGGTATAGCCACAGTAACCACGCCTCTGGCCATGGATTCTGGCCAGTCTCCTTATAGAGACCCAGAACGTACCGTGCGATACGCTCTTCAGTAATAGTCGGAATTACGGAGGCCGGGCTGAAGCAGTCGCTCTCTGTCACGAGGAACGGCCGCAGTAACTGGAAAGTCGCAGTTGGCCCACATAACTTCCCATTCGCTCGGGTTATCCCCTTGATGTTGTCCGCCGTGTCGCCCATCAACATCTGTGCCCAGAAGAAGATTGGCCCCCTCCCGATTACTTTCTTCGAGGAGCTTAACTCCTTCATCGCCAACCATCCCAAGCCAGTCACTAAGGGAGTAACCTTCAAGGAATGCTGGTCTAACTTTCTGTTCTTTAGACAATCCAAATCCTTATCTTCACTGTAGAAGATTCTGTTAGGGTCTGAGGTGCAGGCCATTACAACGCTATCATCAGCCTCGTACACGTCATTGAACACCACCACTATCTCAGGGGGTAGGTGCAGCTGCTCACGCCCCACAACGTACCGCAGAGGCTCCACAAGCTCCGGTTTATTAGAGGGCTTAGGATTGCCTTCCTCATCCAATCCGGGGTCTCTGTTTCCTTGATACGGCTTCTGCGCAATCACATTAAAGCGGCCTGCCTTTCGGCAGTGTTTAGGAGTTAGATGCAGCGCGGTTATTTGGCTATTCGCCAGAAAGTGAAGGGTGAGGGCTTCATTGACTAGCTTACGCTTAGCCGCCTCCAGCCCCTTCGTCGTTGCCGCCACCTTGTAGATTAAGGAGTCTGCGTCTACCTCCAGTAGCTCCACAGACTCCTCTTGGTGGAATTGAGGAACGGCCTTGGCCTGCCGCTCCCTAATTCTCTCAGGTATCACAGCGGCGGAAGGTCGTCTTCACTAACTTTAACTTCGTCAGGAACCTGTGTGGTTATTTTCTTCTCCTCACCTTCCTGCTCATCTGGCGGGGCACCTGTAGCTGCACCGTCATTAGTGTTGGCCTTCTTCTCACCATCGCCAACGAGCTGCTGTAGCACAGAACCTGCGAAGGTCTTACTTGCCCGCAGCTTTGATTTATCCCACGGCTTCAACGCGTCAAAGTCTTCCTTGCTGGGCATATCCCATTCGAAGATTTGGAAGATGTTATCCGGCGCAGGCGGGCAGGCTACCGGGGCTTGTCCGATAACATTATCATTATCATCCAGCAGGTCTTTGAGGGCCACTGAAATACCATCTTTCTTGATATTCGCAAAGGTCTTCTTCTTGCCTGTGGCGTCCGGCTTACCTTCCTTATGGTCGATTTCCAGCCAAAATACCCGGTCAAGCAGGCCGATGAAGTGGTCTGCGTCACGCTTAGGGCACATCTTCAGGAATAGCTTCACTGCCGCCGCACGTTCAAAGCGACTGATTGGCATGTCAAAGGTGTCGATCGTGATAGGCCGACCATCTTCTTCCTGACAGTCATTGCCGAACAGGGCAAAGCGCAGACGAAATTCCTTGCGGTCTTCTTTGGAAGTGTCGAAGGTATTAGGCTGCACGCCTGTTTCAATATAACCCACCAAACGGGCCTTCTGCTTACCTTTCGGGGCCAGCTTGAAGGTAATGCCTTCGCCACCCTTCTCAACGTCCTGTTGGGAACCTGAGCGCTCTACAGCGGCGGCGGCACGGGCGGCTAAGCGGTCTTGAACTGTACTCATATTTGAATCACCTTATGCAAAGATTAACGGGATGTTCTTAGACTTCAGGAACGCGGCCTTAAACTCGGACTTCTTGGCCATAAACTCTGCCTTTCCATCCTTCGTGTAAACATGGTGTTCCTCTGCCATGTTCGGCCCACTTCCCCCAGCTACAGGGAAGGGTACTTCGCAGTTGTACGCAGGCCACATATAATTGAGGTATTCAGGGATGCACTCCATGATTGCCTCAATCTCATAAGCCGCTTGGTACTTAACGTCTTTGTGGGTGTCGAAATAACACGCATCGTGTACCGTGTTAATAGGCAGACACTTACCACCGTAGAAGTCGTTGGCGATGAAGTGTCTAATCAACACAGCACAGGCCAGCTGAACGAAGAACCCAGAGCTACCTTGAATTGGGTAGTTGCGCATCTGGGGTACAGCGAACTCTCGCACCTCCTCCCGCTTACGGCTTACCGGATTCCACCTGTTCTTTGTTACCTGCCGGAACTGATATGTAGTACCATCGTGCGAGGTATAAGTACCCCACCCGAACAACGCATACCTTCCCTCTTCCACCTCAAGGCGGATAGGTTTATTGGTAGCAGCTGTCCGGGCCACTTGCGGGAACACTACGTTGTCAAACCAGTCTTCCACACCGGGGAACGCTTTCTTCTCAGCGTCAATAAACGCCTGACAGAACTCCTGAGTTTTACCTGTAGACATCGCCATACCATAGGCAGTAGCGCCGTATTGGTATTGGAATGCCACTGGCTTCACTTCAGTACGCATCCTGTCCCACACAGGGTGGTCAGGGTGTGCATCATCCTTCGTACGCGCCACGACGTATTCATACGGCTTACCTTCCATTGCAGATAGACGCATGGAGTGCATGTCCAGACCTTTTAGCAGGGCATCCTTCAGGTTGATATCCTGAGTGTTTACCTGTAATCCAACGGTCTCCAGAGCAGAGTAGTCCTCCTGTAGAATCTCCCCATCGTCACCGAAACGGCTGATGAAGATTTCCTTAACTCTGGATTTGAACTCGCCCTCCTTCGCTTCCTCTGCACGGGGCAGCTGTTGCAGGTTCGGCTTGTTGCTGGACAGGCGGGTAGTGACTGTCGAGGTGTGGTTCAGGGAATGGTGTATGAAGTCGTCCATCTGGACGTACTGGAGCATACCCGTTACCTTACCATCCTCCCCAATCTTCTGGTAGAAGCTACCCAAGTCTTTGTCGATAGTGCCAATGTTCTTCAGCAATTTACCGATGTCCAGATTGTGCGCCGCCAGAACGTCGAGCACATCCCCACTCGTTGAAATTACAGGGGAGCCGTCCGCCAGAGTCTGCTTGCCTTTCCACTCCCCGCCGATTGCCTCTGCGAACTTCTCCCGAAGCTCACTGTTAAGCAACCCCTCAAAGAAGTAGGTAAGCTCACCCCATTTAGTATCCACCTCATCAGTGGTATACTTGGCGAACTTAGGAGCACCCTTGTTCTTACCCGCCGTAAATCGCGCTTGGTGCTCTTTGAGTTCCGGGCAGTACCAAAGCCCACCTGCCTCCTCGTCAAAGGTACAGGCGGCTTCGGAGATAGCCCCACCCACGCTCTTAAAGTAAGGGCCGTCCTTCTTGACGAAGATAGGTTTACCGTGCTCATCTTCACGCTTTACACGCGCCTTATACTTCATAGGCCCGCCGAAGATGAAAGCCGACAGCTGGAAACGTGTTCCCCTGTACTGTTCCCGCGCCACCTCTGGCATGTCCGGTGGCAAGTACTTTTCCACCTGCGAGTGCAGCTCCGCCAGCAGGTCTTCGTTGTGCTTCTGCAATGTTGCAGCACGTTCACGGTCTACCTTCAAACCATGGAACATACACACAGAAGAGAACAGCAGGGCATCCATACGGACGAGCGCCATCTTAAGCATGTTGCGCTCTTGTAGCTGCTTCCACGTACCCAGAAACACCTTGGTCGTGTTGGCGATATCCCCGTTAGGGCCGACCAGATACTCATGGAGCAACGCAGGGTCAATCTCGCTGGTCATACACCCAGCTTCCCACAACGCCTTCACTGCGTCCACTTTAGGAGTACCCCCGTACAGCGGAGCCACATCGTTGAGCGCTGGGTAAGTGTCCTGCTGGTTACTCAGCAGGTAGTGCGCATAGGCCGTACAGTAGATGCGGCCACCCCGCTTGAGGAACTGCATGAAGTTGTCGTAGTCGTGCTTTAACAACCAGCTCATCTCGTACGCAGCATTGTGGGCCACGTAGATATTAATGTCTGTGAAGTCGACAGACCATCCCGCTTTGAACTCCGATACAGACTCGAATCGGCGGTAAGGGCGCTCCTTCTCAAGCACCTCCCACTTACCTCCGGCCATGTTGATTGTCTCCCAAGAGTCCTCAACAACGTAGTTGTCTGGGCAGTAAGGGGAGGCCACCTGCCCAAACCACGGATGTGTTTCAGTCTCAAGGTCATGCACTAGGACTTTCAATGCCAATCTCCTCTGCAATCTTCAGGACATGGAGGGCACGCTCCGGCGTAAGGTCATTACGCAGAAACTCCAGCTTGGTAGGGCGTACGTGGTCTGGGGTTAACCATACAACGCAAGGTGCAATACCCTCTGGCACAATCAGAGCACACTGGTTGATGTTAGCGTCAAAGGATTCAATGACCGCTTTACACGTCATTGCGCGGGCCAGCAGGATGTCTACGCTAGTCCCATCCTCGCCCTCAAACTGAACAATGGCAAGATAGCGCTGGTCGAAGGAACTGTTGGCCTCTGGGTATGCCTCAGACACCTCCCACTTGCCACCCAACTCTTGAGACAGGACGTTGAAGATTTTCTCTGCTGTTTGAAACCCATGTGCAGAATCTTCACTGCCCATTGGTATTACGATGTCCCAATCCGAAGGCTCCCGACCGAAGTCGATATCCCGAGCCGCACCGCCGACTACCCATCCTTGTTTACCTATTACCACTTCACATAATGCAAGAACCTTAGCTACGGTTTTGTTCATAAAATTCCCCTCCACCAGACACAGAGGCACCGACACCCCTGACCAGTATTCATGATGCCCAACACGGAAGTAGTCGCCGACTTCTGCCCGGCGACCCTTATTATCTGTAAATACCCTAATCACTTATCAGGGTGGAAGCGGAAGAAGCGAGGGTGTCGGTAGCCCCCGGCGCTGTCACGCTGCATGTACTTGAACTCGACCCACTGGCCGAGGTACTTCTCACGGTTAGCACTGATGGCTTTGCGTAGCTCCAGCGTGATTCCACTGATAGCCGTAGTGCTGCCATCTTCGCAGGTAAGCTCAAGGCTTCCAATAAGTCCTTCGAACTCCCCTTTACCTTCTGTGTATCCGGTAATCTTTCCATCGGCTTCAGCCTCCGGTTTCAGCTTCATCCAATCCACTGTACGTGAATAGACATAGCGGAAGTCCACCCGCTTAACCATGCTGCCTTCAAAGTCAGCAGCCACCATACAGCCAAAGTGTTCGTACACCTCCGCCAGAGAGGTAGCTGTAACCGTCTCAGGTACAAACACAGAGTTACCTGCCAGACGGGCCAAATCCCGCATCGTCTCCAGACGGGCGCTGAAGGGGGTATCCGACATCTCTGGCAAGTCATACAACCAGAAGGCCAGTGACAGAGTACCTTCGTAGACCAGCTCCGGCGCTTTCTTAGGGCCGTCTTCGATACGGTACACCTCACGCCCTCGACAGTCGTACACCTTCTTACTGGCCTTAAGTACACGACGAGTCAGGTCGAAGCTGTCATTAACAGACACGCCGCAGTCAAACTCGGTTAGGCCGTACTCCTGATACATCATAAGGAACAGCGCATCAAACGCCTTGTGGATGTTGTGGAGGGGCTTACCGCTGGCGCTTGAGTACGTGACTTTAACTTCGTCATCATGAAGATGGTGTGGTTCGATGATATTAACCGTGCACCGGAACTCGTCCCGCTTTGTCTGGACGAGTACTTCACCATCCTCAGCCAACCACTTCTTGAGGCGCTCCTCTGTGAAAGGAACTCCCTTCATTACTTTTACTGAAGCCATGCGAATAACTCCCACGCCATGTAGAATGCGAAAGCACCCCCACCTAGACCCACAACGAGACAGGCCAGAAGAATTAGGATGTAGGCCACAGCCCACTGAAGTTCTTCTATGAATTTACGGAAGCCCATATTATTCCTTAAGCCATACGGTCTCGAGGGAAGTGACAGTCTTCTGCTTAACCTTGGCAACTACAGCCAGAATGGTAGCAGTACGACCCTGCTGAACTTTGCTCAGGCGTTCGGCCTCAATCTTCGCGGCTGTTAGGCTGAGGTGTTCCTGCGAGGGTGCCTTACCGCCTTCTAAAGACACCATATACGGGCCTTCTGCTACCGCATTAGCAGCCTGCTTAAACTGCTCACGGAACACCTGCGCAGGCAGCGTTCCATCGTTACTAACAGGACGACCAACAATAAGGCAGTTGTTCTCAATCCAATTTGACTTGTATGCAGCCAGTGAGGTGTCACCTACATCCAGATTTCCCCCCTTGAACCATGCCACCACAAACCGGATGGCCCCGGTTCCCGGAGTGCGCGGAGTGGCAACTACAATACCCTGAGCGCCATATCGCGCAGACGCCTTGCAATCGTGTTTAATCAACATACCAACTTCAAGAGTTACCTTAGTCATGCTATATCCTTAATATTCAATGTCGAATGGAGTTGATGATTGTGCAGCAATATCGGCCTGCAAGCGCAGGCTTTCATACTGGATGCAATAATTACGAGTCGGAGAAACGGGCAATATCGGCGTTGAACTGCACTTCTGCCTGCATAGTGCCGCGCCGACCGACGACCTTCCGTTTGTTTTTAGGGAGGGACAATCCACGCAGGGTTTCATAGGCCGGGTCATTTAGACGCCCCATATTAATCTGAATGTCAAGGGCACCTTGGGCACCAATCTTGGTATCCTTAAGAGCCGTGCCCGGCGGGTACAGCATGTCATAACCATCCGCAGAAAACTGGATGGTTTCAAACATGATGCAGTTATGGAGAGCGCCAATCTCACGCACCTCTTGGAAGAGCTGCTCCATCTTCTCGTGCTTCTTCTCTACTCCGGGTAACTTAAAGTTAGCCAGCATGTCGAACACCACGATGATGGGCTTCATCTCTTCAATGACACCCACCACCTGCGCCAGAGTCCACCCATGGGCATCCTTCAGCTTAATCTTGTGGCGGTCGCCGCCGATGGCTTTGGCGTAGGAATCATACAGCTTGCGGGCAGGCATGTGAGCCAGCTCTTTACTGTTTACTCCCAAAGCCGCCGAGTAGAGACGCGGCCAGATTTCACGTACGACACCTTCGTTACTGAACCATATTATAGGACGTCCGGGGAATAGCTTCTCAGCTTGCGGTGCCATGTAGGTAAGGGCATCGCAGAGGAAGCTCGTCTTGCCTGAGTCCACCCCAGCACAGAGAGCAATAGACAGCGGGGGCATAAGGCCTTTGATGTTTTCTTGCAGACAAATCTGCCGGAATTTAAGGCCTTCGTCACGGTCTTGCTCAGCCAGTATTTCATGGATATCCGGTTCAATAAACATAGACTCAGCAGAGGCACCGATAGCCGTGCGCATCTTCATCGTCTCTTTGTGTATTTCATAGGAGAGGTCGATCTCCTCCCCGTCCTGAAAGCGGTTGACCAACATGGCCATAAGTGAGGCATACCCACGCTCCATAAGCAGGGAGGAGGTGTTCTTAATCTGCTCAGGCGTAACCTTCACAGCCTCCGCCTGCTTAATTAAGGCCATGACAGGCGCGCTATCCTCACCCTCCATCTTAAGCCGCGCCATCGTACGCAGAACATCATAGTCAACATCCTGCGCCTCTGGATTCTTCTCAAAGAAGGAGCCGAAGGACTTAATCAACCACGCCGTGCTTGTGCCTACATCATCATAAGGCACAGAACGAGCCAGCGCTTTATATCGGGAGCGATTGGCCAGAGTTGCGACCAGCAATTTATCCATGATACAGCCCCACTGGAATCATGCGGAATCGGTGAGGGCTTCTGCCTGTCTCCTTAAGCCTGTTATATCGATTAACCGCAACGGCAGCTAATGCCTGTTCGTAGGTGTAGCGATGAGCCAACCCACGGATATCTGTAGTGCCCTTTATAGGCGCTCTGAAATAGACACCCGCCTGCGCATCATAAACTAGAAATTTCTTATCTTTAATACCCATAATCACCCCGTGAAAGGTCGTATGTCCCGCTTGAAATTATCTGTTAGGCCTAGCCCCGTCACTATACGGGAGTAGTTCTCGTACACCAGAGAAAGCGCTGCGAGTGCAGGCTTCTCCGCGTTTCTGCTGTACACCAGAATACATGCCATGTTTCGGTACACAAGTGACAGGTACTCTGAAAGGTTTCCAGATATAACTAGTTGGTCTTCCACTCCCCCGGTATACACCGCCATATTATGCTTGTATGGTGAGTACATACGCGCATTAGCCTGTCCCGTTACATCCAAACCCATCTTGCTCCCTGACTCGTCGGGGAAGTAGATTCTCCGAGTATCTGGGGAGAACGTCAGGATAGAGACATAACGGGAAATCGGATAACGGCTGAATAGCTCCGTGAAGTTGTGCGGCTCCTTCACGATAGCGGACAGCAGCGGCACCTGCTCTTGAGGAACCCAACCCGTCTTTGGTGTCAGCTTCATCTTGACGCGCTGCTGCTCCTTTGGGTAGTGACCGCCACCGTGACAGCGGTGGCAGTAACACCAGTACTTATCTGGGTCATTCTTAACGAACATGGAGGGACGCTTACCACAACCATTGTGAATAACCTTAGTGCTGCCTCCTAATGGCAAACTACGCGCCTGCGGTAGCCACAGGCGGTCTTCAATACGCTTAGCCATAGCTAACCTCATCTGATAAAGCAAAGCCGACATAGCGCCCCGTAGGACGCTATAGCAGTTTACTTGAAATTTACTCCAGACGCACTACACGCACGCGCCCTACCTTATCAATAGGGTAGTTGTAGGAGGTAAGTCCTTCAGGGTTGCCTACTTCTACAGAGACAAACCCATCGCGTGCCTCTACGTCAACCGCATTCTCGAAGGTAACAGAGGACTTCTGACCTGCGAGGATAGCCGCCAGTGAACGGCGGCGGAAGATAATTTGCACCTGATACATTACAGACCTCCCTTAAGGAAGCGCTCGACTTCACCTGCCTTGTCCAAAATACGGTCAGCCGACTTGTTATACCCTACCGCAGTGACGCGCGCTCCCGCACTACGCCCAACCTCTGTTTCAATATCCGCTTCAAGCTGTACAATCTCCGCTTGCATAGCGAGGATGTTATCCGAATAGACTTTTGCATTAGCCAGCTCTTTACTGGCCAGCGCACGCTGACGCTTTGCTTCCCGGACATAGGAAGCTACGAGAAGGCGGGTTAACAGTTGGATAATACGCATGTGTCCTCCTAGGACGCTTAGTGATTTAACAGGCTATAAGATTAAGGTAGTTCGAACCCAAAGCGCTCCGCTAACTTGGTGAGAACAGCGTACGCGCTGGCGTCATCAAGGCAACCTACAAGCATTTCGGCGGCGTGATACAGCTGCGAGTGCGGCTCCGCCACTTTCTTAATCAGCTTCTTCTTTTGGTGACTGGTAAGTCCGCCCTCAGCTGGGCTGGTTCCATACGGGTAGGCAAAGGCAGGAGGTACTGACGTGCTTCGCTCAGGCTCTGGGCTTCCTCCCTGCGTAGTTACTGACAGGGGCGGTAAATCCCCTCTGAAGAAACGCAGCACAATGTCCATCTCCATCTGACTCAATGTTTCCCCAGCAAGGTACGCTAATACCTCTGGAGGTGTGAAGAAGTAATTACCCTTGTGCTGGTCAGCTGGCGTCGCTTTAGGCGTGCGCACATTTACAAGCGCTGTCCCTGTACTCATACTACACCTCCCAGAACAGCCGCCAGCGCCGCTACCAACACAACCACAAAAGTGAGCGCCACAAGAGCGGCATTTCGGATACCCTGTAGCTCGGTGTCGTGGGTATATGCTAACTCACTTAACGCCGTCGCATGATTGGCCTTAAGGGTACGAATTTCATGGTGGAACGCAGCGTCGGCCGTTGCGGCAGCCATTGCGGCATCCGCCTCCAGCCGGGAGCACTTACGTTTCGCCACCTCCAGCTGGGCGAGAGTTACCTCCCCACTCAACCGAACGCGCCGCAGCTCACTAGACAGACGCAGCGCCTGTACTTTGGCGGAAGTTACTTGTTGCTGTAGTCTCTTACTCATGACCCCTCCACGAAATAGAAATCTTTATGCAGAATAGTGAATCGGATAGCCTCCGGGTCGCCTTTGTTGGAAGCATAGCAGCGTGTCAGCGTACGGGTAACCCGGTCGTACTTGAACACATTTCCAGAACCATCGCGCAGGTAGTTGATGCAAGGGCTAACTGAAGTCAGCTTGTCCAGCACGATACCTGCTTCGTGGAAATCCATAGCCCCAACGAAAACCGTAGTGTCTATGAAGTCACCTTCCCGACGACGGTAGGAGCCTATCTCGTAGTCGAACTGCTCAAAGTCCAGAGTAGACTGAGCATCGGTTAACACACCCTCACCGGGTGAGAGTGGGACAATCACTGTTAAGCGTCTTAACATGGTAGCCTCACATTGAAGCGGGCACAGTAGCCCACTAATGACATGCCAACAGCCGCAGCCTTGCGGGCATACTCACTACGCAGCGCAGCCAGCGCCTTCTGATGAACTTCCGCAGTGACATTGCGACGACGCTCAAACTTCTCAACAGATACAGCATCGCGGATAGCCGTAAGCTGCACATTACGTGTTTTAGTGGTGCCGTCGCACACGAATACTACCTGATTCATAAGTCACCGAAAGCGCTGCGAGTGCAGGCTGTTAAATTATATGATGTGGCAGAAGGTACTGGTGCATACCAAGACCTGCTGCGCCTTTACCAAAATACATCCAGCCGTGACCCTCCACCTCTTCCTTGACTACCCGCGTCCCTGTGGGGAAGTAGTGGGAATTCCGCCGTGATTATCTACCACCGTGTAGGCACGCACCTCTATCAATGCGGCTTTGTTCTCTTTACGTTTGCGCTTAATCATTTAAGTATTCCTCGGTTACTTTAGACTCCACAAGTTTCCACGGATACGTGAATATCTTGTGACTACCATCAGTATGGTACTGCGTTATTGTAATGGTATGCCGTGTGGATATAACGCTTAATTTACTAACGACCTTACCGCACGGGCCTTCACCCAGCATGTATGCGTGCTCCTGCATGTTGCCGCTAGGCATCATTACCGTAAAATGTACACGCTTTAGTTTCATACCTGACCCTCATTGTAGGCCTTCGCAGAGTCAACCGCATCCTGATACGACTTATGCGGCCCAGCCTCCACTCCGTTAGGTTGAAGTACCCAATACATCGGCGAGTGCGTGCCTCGCTGGAATATCACGCAAGGGAACACGCCACCTACTGAGTGACCACGCAGGCCACCATTACCCGCCAAATGGCCTTTAGTTGATGCAACGCCGGATAGATTCATAAGGGAACCGCCTGATACCATTTGCCGTGGATGAATGTAGCGTGCCCTGTAGGACGTTCAGGGAACTCCGTAAATCGGCCAATAAGCTCGGCAGGCTTACCCGGATATGTCAGATAGAATAGGCCGTTATGCAGCGCACCTACGCAGTCCTGCTGGTAGTTATCTCGCGCCATTACAGCCCATTCATTCAGGATAGGGTACAGGGATTCCACAGGAACATCCTCAGTGTGTGGTATACCTACACATAGAGACACCTCGTAGGACACTGAGGAAGCGCCAGATTCCTGATAGACGCCCGTACCGACTTCAACATGGTAACCAGCCTTAACAATCTGGCTAACTAGCTCACAGCTGCGGCGTGTGTTCTCTTCCGCGCTTAAGCCATTCCGCATAGCGGATATTAAGATTTGCATAGGAAATCCTCATAAGCAGTGATGTGTTTCTTAACAAAAGCACGCCGTAAAGGACAGGCGTGTTGTGAACCCTCAAATCTACGTAAGTCATAGTTGGATTCACCAAAGGGATATGCTGCGTAGTTGATAAGCGCGGCAAACTCACTGGAAATGTTACCTCCCGGATGTTTATTGGCGTAGTCCTCAACGTGGTTACATAAGCCATACGACGGAGAGAAATCGTAAGGCGTAGCAAGTTCTACACCTGCTATGAGCGCATCCGACCACATAAGCCAGTGGGTAAACATATTGTAGAGGTCAGTACTTATCACTAAGCCTAACTTTCTGGCAACCCACATTCGACGAACAGGGCATGCCCACTGCGTATAAGTTATCCCACGGTTCTCATAGGCCAACTTACCAAAGGGGTAGTACTTATTTAAGCCGTCCTTTTTAAACAATAACTTAAGATCCCAATAGAGTTCTACTGGCGGAGCTGGGCGTATTTTTAAGTACTCATCAAGGCAGACACACAGGCCACTGGAAGCAGGGAACCTAAATGGGTTAGGGACACCAACGTAAGTACCCGCCGCCACGCATGCGTTAGACCAATCCAGCCACGCACTAAGAAAATCCTTTAAGTTTTCATTCATCACAATTACCTCGTTAGGTGATATTGAGTAAACCGCCTGCGAGTGCACAAGCGGCTTAAGCATATCACTTCATCATCATTGTAAGGTAACACCAGCCAGTTTGCGCAATGCTGCCAGCTGTTCAGAGCGTACATTCATAGCGTAGCCTTCTGGGCGGTCGGCTTCCGCCGTCTGGCTGTCAGCGGCGACGGCCTTCTCCGCACGCTTGAGCAGCTTCGCAATCTCTGCGTCAAGGTCAAATCCCGCGAAAGCATTCTCTGGCTTCATGGTATACCAGCGGTTAGCCTTGCAGAAATCCCAATTCTTGGTCATCACAGACTTGTTAAAGCCAGTGAAGCCCTTGGTAGAGTCCACGTCCAGACCTGCTTTGTGGAACCACTCAACCAACGCCTTAGCGCGGATACCCTTACCCAGACCGTCGACCAGAGCCTTAGCACGAGTGTAGTCGCCGTGGGCATACGTGTGCAGCATGATAGCAACCGCCACGTCGTGGATGTCATCCTGAAGCTCCGTAGAACGGTTGATGACGTTCAGGATAGCGGTATCCAACTGCTTAACGGTCATGGTTGGCTTGAAGGTTGGCTTAACGGCTTTAGTTGCTGTAGTCATGGTAATACCTCATTGAATAAGTGGATTGATTAAAATCTGACGCCTATCATTAGGAGTCATACATTAATCAACTCAGTGAGCAATCATTGCAGCGATACACAACCACCTTTCAGCTTTATGTATACCACCGTGCGCAATCTGTCATGCTCACCTTGTTGATGCTAGGCGGGATAGTGCTCTTATCTCATCGCGGTTAAGACTTTCCGTCCGCTCTGATGCACCACCGTTGCTTCGCGCTGTTTCCCACTGTCATAGCCGTGGTACGGTGCTACCGTCACAAGTTCAAATTTGTAAGGCCCGAACTTTCAGCGTGCCTACCCATCTATGCTTTATCGTGGCGGGGTACTCCACTAGTCCGGTGCCAGACTTCGGCGGGACTGTTACTACTTGGTGCCTATCTTACCTAGTGCTTAGCGTGTTGTCAAGCACTTTGTTAACTCAGTGACTCATAAGCGTTTGCGAGTGCGAGGCTTAGGCGGTCACTGGTCAACTGCCTGCTACTATACGGTGTGCGCTGCGTGTTGTCAATCGTTATCTACATCAACCTTTCGGCATGTTATCGCCGTGCTTGTTGCGGTAGTATGCACAGGTATCACGGTCAGTCTTGCCGTGCGTTCTAATGCGTGTATCTGGCCTTTCTTGGTGCGCTCTGAACTTCCGCACATTAGGGCGGTAGGGCTTGTTGTGCTTAGCCCTGTCTTGCTTATCATAATCATGCGTGGCTAGCCGTTTCTTAGCTTTACGTGCGTCCATTGAGGTATTGAATCCAGATACATCCTCGGACGCCTTACCCACCGCCATACTTGATAGCGTTTGGTGTAGGCTTTCCAGCTTAGCCGACGTCTTGTAACGCTGGCGTTGCGCTTGTAGTGTTTGCATATTAATACCTCAATGGTTATGACAGCGCACACTGTATAGTAGCAGGTTGTTAAAGAGCGGTGTTACAATGTACCTGTGATGAGTCACCGTTGATTTAACCCTGCATACAGCCTATTGAGCGTTAAGCAGAGTGTTAAACGTATAACTTCCCACCACTTCCAGTACGATACTACTATTGAGACATTCACGTTATCGTCTGTGATGACCTATGGTGTCTCACCATATGGAAGTGTCCTAGTTAACGACCTGTATTCAACTATCCTGTCGTACTGCCTTGGTTGAACTTTCGAATGCCTCAACCTAGCTACTTGTTCGTTCTGACAGCCCACTGAGTAACTCGGAGTATTGCTCTGCGGTAGTGCTGCCGTCCTGATGTGATGCACTCTACAGAGATTGCTTGAGGAATGCAACACTTATTTACTCGGTAGATGAAATTAATAGATAACCTCTGAGTTACTCTATAGTGAGCGGTATTGCTTTACTATGAAGGTGATTTGTGGTATAGGCCAACCCCATAGTTACTCTGTAGTTACTCCGATGCTATCGTGACCTCGCTAATACCTCTGTGAGTGCGTCTCTATGGTGTCTCTCTATGTACCGTCCCTTGAGTTACTCTCTG